TCTCTCTGCGGATTGTATATTTCTTGAGTTCTTTAGCGGTCTTAATTAAACTGCCTTCCGAGACTTTTCTCATGCCAAGAGATTTAACATACTCAGCGACATTAATAACATCATCAAATGAGATGCCTAAGCTCTGAACTCTTTGTGCAATAATTACATCGTCAATATCTTCGTGAGCTTCTAGAGCTTGCTTGACGATTGTGAAGATTGTTTTATTTAGGGAATTATCTTCACTATAAAAATCACGTTCGCTAACAAAAGCGGAAATGTCAAAATATGATTCGGGATTTTTAATTAGGCCAGCTAGTAGCTGTTTTTCAAGTTCGTAAGAGTAAATCATGCTAGCAATACGCTACAGCACTTACTCTTCTTCGTCAAGAAAATCTTCATCTAAATTTTCACCACCAAACATAAATTCATTAGAATCAGCATTTTCTAAATATTTTTCTATTGCTTTTCTCATGCCAAATTCAACAACTTGAGAATCATATTTAGCATAAATCAAAGGAACTCCATCTTCTGAAATATAACCAAGAACAATAGCTTTGTATTTGTCAGCATTACCACTTAGTTCATAAAGTTGGTCAATTAAATTTGGCGGCATCTGAAACTTGGACATTTCTTTAGTGAAATTTTTTTTATTCATATAATTATTTTACAGAAAAACTCCTTGCGATTCAAAAAAATCTTTATTTAATTCTGAAACATCATAAATCTCTATCAAGGTTATTCCGTTGATTTGGCAAAAATCAAACTTTTTAGAATCTCTTTTTAGTTGTTGAAGAAATTTTGCTCTGCTTCCGTGAAAGAATGGCACAAATTTAGTGTGCTGTCGCCCTTGAACTTCAATAGCGATCTTCTTGTTTGCATTAAAGAAGTCAAAAGTTAATCTCGTTTCTACCATTCTTAATTCCTCAAAGGTAACGTCATCTTTCCAATACTGGAAAAGAAAACGTTTAACTTCATCTTGGAACTTGCTACGAGTTTTCTTTTGCCAATCAATTAAATATTGACGAGCATTCTTTAAAGTCTTTTCTTTGCCGTAAAGAGTTTTAAACTTCATTAGAAATTAAACTCCTGAAATAGCTGATTAAAAATTTGCAAAGCTCTGCGTCTTCTTCTACAGCTTTAAAAAGAGAAGCTTCGCCATGAATTTTTTCTGGAAATGTCAAATTGTTTTCTGTAAGAAGTTGAATAAAGTCTTCAGTAGGAGCAAACCAAGCGCCACTTTTTGCAACTAGCTCCCAAGCTAGCAACAAATCAACAATTTCTTTCTCGATCCAAACGGACTTACCGCCTGTTCTGCCATAGCGAATTGGATATGGGATTGTTAGGTTAGTCTTTTCATTGGGCGACTTTTTAACGGTAACTTTTGCCCAATGTCCAATTGGGGGATTTTTTTCCAAATCAATCTTATCTGCTGATGTCTTAAGAATAAGATCGCCTTTGAAGCGTGGTTCAAACTCTAGAATCCAGTTAGCAAAGTGTAGTAAAGCATTGCCACCTGTTGCAGACGTTTGACGAACAGGAGCTTTAGAATAAGGGTCTAGCTTAATATCTGCCCGAACCTGAGAGATGAAGATTGCCATGTGCCCACGCTTTGCGAGAGCGATGGAAAGCTTTTTCATAAATGTCGCAGCAATAACTGCACCACCAGCAACCTTTGCGCTCTCTTCAAAAGACTTATCCATATCGTTCTTTGCAATCAATCCATCCACAGCGTCAAGCAAGAAACAAAATTTTGTCTTTTCTTCATTTTTTGAAACTAGTTGACGCATTGCATCCACAACTGTTTCGTAAATATTACTTTCAAAAACAAAGCAAGTGCCAGCAACCCATTCCTCAGCAGTAAACACGAATTTAACACCTGAACGCTTTTGCATTTCGGGTGAAAGGCGACCTTCAGCTTTAATATAAAAACCCTTAGAGTTTTCAATTTCGTTCAAGAAGTTCTTCATGACTTCCAGAGCTTCACTTGTTTTGCCGCCTTCATTCATTCCTACGAAACGATGCAAGCCAGGGCCAAAGCCTCCGCCAAGCTGCAAATCGAGTTGTAAAGAACCACTTGACACCTTGTAGTCAACTGTTTCTTCAAAATTGTAGTGATCTTCTGAGTTCTGCTTTAAAAAGGTGCTTAGAACTTCTGTAGAAGTAATCTTTTTTTCTTCGGGTGTTTTAGTCTTGGCCATTTAAAAAGTCTTTGATTGTTTTGGGTTTTCTGGCGATATGCCTTTTCTCTATATTAGGATCATCTTTAAGTACGATGATTTCTGGCTTTGATTGCAAATCAGATTTATAGATTCTGAATCTAGAATCTAAATCTTTAAGAATCTTATCTGCAAAAAGAATAGCTAGACTCTCACCTTTAAAGGTGAAAGTTGTATCTTTTAAGAACTCAATACTATACCTCTCAATCAAACGATTGAGAAGGACATACTCTCGCTGCCAAAATTCTCTTTTAGATTTTTGAGGAACCTCGACAAACTTGGCAACGAGAGACTTTTTATTTGGTTTCTTAGGAGCCATCAACTACCATACGGCCAATCTAAATCATTTGCAACCATTTTCTCAACTAATTTAGGAAAAGATGTTTCTGGTTGCCAATTTAAACACTCTCTAGCTGGAGTTGAATCTCCCCAGAGAAGATCGACTTCTGCTGGGCGATAAAATTGAGGATTAATCTGAACTAAGATTTTCTTTGTTTCTTTGTCAACGAAGATTTCATCAACGCCATTACCAATCCATTCACCTTCAATGAAAGCTGCTTTAAATGCTAGCTCCACAAACTCGCGAACAGTATGAGTTTCATTAGAAGACAATACATAGTCTTTGGGGGCTTCTTGGTTCATCATGGACCAGATTCCTCTAATGAAATCTTCAGCATCGCTCCAATCTCTCTTGGCATCTAAATTACCCAGTTCAATAGGTAAAAATGATTTACCTGAATAATGAATTGCTTCGTAGATTCTGGCAACATTCTTTGAAATCTTGCGGGTAACGAATTCCTCTCCTCGGCGTACCCCTTCATGATTAAAAAGAATACCTTGAACAGCGTAAATATTATAAGAGTCTCTATAGACCTTCACAAGATGATGAGCAGCGCATTTAGCAGCGCCATACGGTGATCTTGGACGGAATGGATGATTAATGTCTTGCGGAGAGTAAATGACATCGCCAAACTGCTCACTGCTGCCAGCATTATAGAATCGTGTTTGTGGAGAATAGTTTCTAATAGCCTCCAAGCAAAAGAGAACTCCCATACAGTTCGTTTGCATGTGATTCACTGGCATTTTCCAACTATTACCAACAAAAGAATTAGCTGCAAAATTAATAAAATAATCTGGCTTTTTATCGCGAATTACTTGGTTAATATTTTCTGGATCAGTAATGTCTAGTTCAATTGTTGAAAATCTTTGATGATTTTTAAGGTGTTCAATATTGTCGTGATTAGGAACGCTAAGACGACGATGAGCGCCGAGCACAAAGTAATTTGTATTTTTTAATAGATAGTCTGCCATTAGCGAACCATCTTGACCCGTAATACCTGTAATAATAACTGTTTTCATAAAATCATTATTTATTTAATAAATTTTTATCAGAAATATATAGACTTTCTCCCCAAAAATTTCCGTGTTTATAGTCTCTAAAAACACATCTCAGTTCATTAACTAACATAAAATAATCAAATTCATGAAATAATGGCTGATTTTTATACATCTCTTTATAAGATACTTCGGCAGAAATAAATGAAACATCTTTAATATATTTACCCAACCCTTGTAATGCGTAGAGTTCATATCCTTGAATGTCTGCCCAAATAACATCAATTTTTGGTATATCTAATTCTTCTAAAAATAAATCTAATCTTTTTGTTTGAACCTTGATAGGTTCACTAAATTGATAATTTTCATGCTGATCGTATTCCCCACTTTTTTCAAATAGACTAGAGGCTCCTAAATTTCCATGAGTAGCTCTATAAAAATCATGCTCTCCTTCTTTGTCGGAAACAGCAAAATTATAAATAGATATTCTATTATTGTGGTGCGTTTTAGCTTTAATTGACTCGATAAGGTCTGGATTAGCTTCAATAGAAATAATTTTAGCATTTGGAAAACAATCTGCTAATTCTAATGCAGATTCTCCATCTCTTGATCCCAAATCTAGGACATGCGATACACTATCTACTCCAATTGTTTTTTCAGCAATTTGCTCAATAAAATCTAAAATTTCATATTCAGTGTTTTTTCTATTTTTCATATTTATATTTTTAATTTATGTTGAATATAAGGGTATTCAAAATCTTCGTGCTTCATGTGAATAACATGAGCAGGGTCTTGTCCACCGCCTTCAACATACCAATGCTCATGCCAGAATTCATGATTGCGCTTGAGTCGAGAATTAAGATCAACATATCCAAAATGCACAACAAATGGAGCAATATTTTGTTCAAGAATGCTTTGATCACTTGGAGTTCCGATTGTGGAAATAAAGCTGCCTTGCGAATCTACCAAGTCACAGCCATCGCTCATTTTAGTATTAATAGTTCCATCTTGCTTTCTTGCAGCTATACAAGGCGCTCTATAAGCTTGTCCTCTATGGAAGTATTGTTTATTGGTAACAGAAGATAAATGATCCCAATCCTTATAAAGATTGACTGATGCTACTGCTGCGCATTGGCACGGATGAAATTGCAACTGCATTGCCATATTTTCCCAAATGGGCTTTTGCCACAATGGAATATATTCGTCAAGATCAAGTTGAATCTTAAAATCTTGCGTGCAAGCTTGTAAAGCTTCGTTCTTAATTTTACCGTCAAGCCAAGGGTCTTGGTAACTAAAATTGGTTTCAATAATTTTGCAATTACCGAAGTCTTTAAGAGTTTCTTCGATAGCTTCTTTAGTGCCATCAACAGATGTATTTACAGCGATAATTACTTCGTCTGCAAACTGGCAAGAATTTTGAACGCTTTGTTGCCAACCAACGAAGCCATGCTTAATTAGGTTAAAAGCGGAATGATAAATACTAAACATGGTAACGTATGATCTATATAAGATGATACGTTACCTAATTAGTAATTCTAGCTTAAATTCCTGCTTCTTCCTCAATATAATAAACATTATCAAAAAGAGGATTTAATGCCAAAACCTCTTCCTGTGTAGGAATTTCGTTTTCATCAAAACCGCTCTCTTCTAGAGAAGAAGTTCTTTCTTCCTGTTTAATATAAAAAGCTTCGATTGGGTCTAGTTCTGCAAGTTCTTCTGCTGTCATTTTTGACACTGGACTCTTACTCCAAAAGCGGCATGACCAATATCTAGCCTTCCATTTTGGGCCAACATTAGTATCGCATTGATGACGAGCGCGGAAATTTTTACGCCTTTCTGGGTCATCTCTTTTGATTTCCATGTTGGGATCACCAAACTTAACCATCACAGTATTACCTTTATCGTTTTTAACGTAAACTCCAAATTTCTTATTGGAGCCAGAAGGTAGTCTAAATGGTTTATTTAATGTTTTCTTCTCTGCTTCTGTATAATCAATGTCGTCATTGAAAATATTCATTTCGTCAAATGAAACGCCAGCTTCAACCAAATGAATATGAGCTAATTGAAGCTCAACATCTTCATAAGCATCATACAAATGATCATGATCAAAAGCTTCAGAGCCTTTAGCAATATCGCCATCAGCGGCTCTATAAGCATCCTTGACTTTTTCTCCGCGCATCATTTTGAGAAATGTATTAACGCGAGCCATTGCCCATTGCTGACGGCTTTTGCCAGGGCGATGACTTGAACTAAAAGCTCCAAGACCGCGACGATACACTTTCTTTAATTGAGAAACGCTTACTTTTTTGTCATGCTTGGAGTTATGCTCTTCAGCCTTCTTTTTTAAAGAATTAATGATTTTGTCATTAAATGTAATTTCAGCTTTAACAAGTTCTTTTTCGTCATCTCTCTCAAGTGCTTTTTCTGCACGTTCTTTCGCATCTGGTTTGGTGCCAGCAGAGCCAGGTTCATTAGTTTTTGAACCTTTTTTCTTTTCTTCTTCTTGTGCTGGTGACTGAGCAGAACTTTTTGGTCCTGCTCTTTTTTTGCTTTCAGAAATTTGTTGAGAGAAATCTACTTCCATGATTTATTTTTACACTTAAAAATTAAAAAATATCTAGTAAATTGTTAAGCCTCACATGATTTGCATTCGTTTAATGATCGGGCAAGAAGCTGACTTGGATTGCTTGAACGCTGGTAATAAAATCCTTTAATTCCTTGCTGCCAACCAAAGATGAGAAGCTTGCTAACTTCTCCAATTGATGCGGATGGAGGAATCATTAAATTCAAGCTTTGTCCTTGGTCGATTCTCTTTTGTCTTTGTGATGCTTGGATAACAATTTCTTTTTGAGATAGTTCTCCAAAAGTTTTAAAAACATCTTTCTCATCTTGGGAAAGAAAATCCAAATGCTGAACAGAACCGCCTTTTTCAAGAATGCTTTTCCAAACATCTTGGGTATCTTGTTCTTTTTGTTGCAAGAGTTCTTTTAGGTATGGATTTTTATAAGTAAAGGAGCCTTTTGCGAGTTTCTTAACATAGTAGTTTGAGTTTTGAGGCTCGATTCCTTGAGAAACTTGACCAAGAATAAATGAAGAAGAAGTCGTTGGAGCGATTGCAATTCTTGTTACCATTCTTTCTCCATAACCTTTTAGAAGTTCTGGCTCACCATATTTTTCAGCAAGCTCTTTGCTTGCCTTTAAGCTCTTATCGTCCAAGAGTTTAAAGATTTGAGCATTGAGCATTTTAGCTTCCATGCTTTCAAAAGCAATCATTTTGCTTTGAAGGAAAGAGTGCCAACCAAGAACTCCAAGACCAATAGCTCTCTGTTCTCTAGCAAACTTATTTGGAGCCGCCATAAATGGCATATCTTTTGTTTTCTGAATATACTCTTCAGTAACAGTGTCCAAGAAATAAGTTAAAAGTTCAACTGCGTCAGTATCCTTCCACTCTTCATAATGAAGGAGATTAATGCTAGAAAGCACACAGACAAAAGATGTTTCAGCGTCAGAAGAAAGTTGAATTTCATTGCAGAGATTAGAAGCGTAAATTTTGATATTTTTATCTTGATAAACCTTTGGAGCATTTTTATTTGCATTGCCAGTGAAATGTAAATATGGATAACCACTTTCAAAACGCTTTTTAATTACTTCGCCCCAAATCTTTAACTTTTCCTTGTCTTTATTGAGTAGTCCTTCCATCCATTCATCAGAGATGCAAACACCAATACTCAAGTCTTGAATAGGATGGCCCTCTCCCTTGATGCGGAGGAATTCTTCAACATCTGGATGATCAATATCTAGATATGCAGCCATTGAACCGCGACGAACGCTAGACTGAGAAACGACATTAGAGACTTTATCAAAAAGCTCCATAAAATGCACAGCCCCACTAGAAGTTCCACCTGAAGAAATAGGCGCTCCGCGAGAACGAAGCTTGCCAAAGTAAGCGGAAGTTCCAGCAGCATTTTTTGTCATCATTCCAATTTCTGCATTCTTGTACAGAATGCTTTCCATTGTATCATCAATAAAAGAACCATTACAAGAACAAGGCAAGCCTCTTTCCAAGCCGTAATTAGCCCAAACAGGAGAAGATAAGCTGAACCAGCCGCGAGACATGTAATCTTCAAACTTGTCAGCAAAACCTGCGATGCCCAAGTATTTTTCAGCAGCCTCAGCAATTTCACGAACTCTTTGCTCTGCGGTTTGACCTTCCTTGACATATCCGCGAGACAAGAATTCGCGGGACTTTTCATTAAGCCAGTAGTATTTACTCATGATTAAAAATTAAACTAAGTCGTCTAGTTCGAAAGTTTTGTTTGCCTTTGCGTAGTCTGTTGGGCGTTGATAAAAGAAATCAACAGCATTATTCGCCAACACTTCTTCATCCATCCATTCATAATCTCTAGCTTTTGAATGGTCAATATCAAATAACTTACTGAAGCCAATTTCTTTCAAAGAATCATTAATTCTGCTCTTAATATATTCTTTCAAAATATCAGAGGAAATTCTCTTGTCTTGCCAATCGCCAATAATCCAATCAATAATCTTGCTTTCAGCCTTGAAAGCCTCACCAGCTTCATGAAGGATTTTCTGCTCAAGCTCTTCATCAAAGAGTTCTGGGCACTCTTTACGAATGGTGTTCACAAGCTTCATACCAACTTTACCATGAATAAGTTCTTCGTTCTTGGTATAAGTAACTTGCTGAGTAGTGTCTTTAAGCACATTCTTGAATCTTCCGAACCAAAGAATAATGTAAAACTGAGAAAACAAAGAAACATTC